GTTTTATTCTTTAATAAGGTATCTTGTTTTAATTTATCTAAAGCAGAGTTAACCTGCTTATTTACCCAGTTACCACCCTTCTCAGGCTTGATAACGTGCATAGCCATCTGTGGCTCACCAACTCCAGGGATAAGTCGTTGACCAGTAGCAACCCTATCAGCAATCTCCTGCCCAAGCATCTTTGCACCCTTTGTGGCGGCTGTACCAGCTCCTGGGATAACAGCGAAGTCACCTGCTGTGCTTGCCATCTTGTTAAGCATTGAGTTGGGGTCTTTGGCTAGGTCAGGGATCAATCCCTTGATATCCTCAGAGCCACCAGATATAGATCCTGGCTGATATCCTTCAAACTTGTTACGGCGAATGTCGTGCGCCATATTGTGCAAACCAATAGCTGTGTTAGCCAGATCAGCAGGCAATCCCGCTGTGGTGGCAATAGCACTGCGTCCACCAGAGTAGATCATGTCCAGTAACGCTCTAGCAGGTATGCCCATGCTCATTGCATCGGCTTTGATTCTGTCTAGATCTAGGGGTTGTTGGTTTGCTTTAGGGTTTGGCATAGCACCTCGCAATATTCCTTTGAGTGTACCCTTGCTAGATACTATTAATCAATGTGCAAAGCTCTTCAACCGTTAACTCAACCTGCTCAGGCTTTATGGCTGATTCAGGGATCTTCTTACCAATCAAGTCCTCAGCATCAAACAGCACCTCAATGAATACCAGTGAGTCAAGCCCCAAGTCAGATACCCTAGCATCTGGCGTTATATTGTTTGGGTTGATGTTGTACTTGTTAACCAGTAAATCTTTAAATTGGTCGAATGTAATCATTTAGTTCCTTTTGGGTGGGGTGGTTCACATAAAGCAGTGTTTGTTACCAATTCGACTCTTAAACCATAAAAAATGATTGTTGAACGATGATGTGGCGCTAACCCACAACTCCACCCCATCGCTATCATACCGCATATGGATTGACCCTTGGTTGGGGGTTGGCATCAATGTAATCTTCCTCATCGTAGTCTTCACGTGGAGGTGGATCAATGTTCAGGAATCCTGCGTCTCTAAGCCATCTAAGAGCCTGTGTGAGCGAATCAACGTAATCGTCATGTGTTGCGTCAGGGAACGCACAGATCTGGCTTATAGCCCCTTCTGCCCAGTCCCTTACATATCCTTTGTTCATGCTTGACTCTGGCACCCAAACCCTGCCTGCCCGTATGATATTGGCAACAATTGATAACCGCTGAACTTTGTCTGCCTTGCCTGGGTTGTAGCTTTGTACGGGTAACTGTGCCCTTTGCAAGTCTTGGATCAAGCTGATACCTGCGGCTTTGTCCTCCACCAGAATCATCTCTACTCGCTTCTTATCCTTGCCCTCACCGTACACCGTCTCGAACTCATCCATTACCTTTGGCTTGAGGTCAGGGTATTGCAGGTGGTCTTGCCAGGCATCAAGGATGAGCACGGACATCGGACCATCCAAGGGTTTGAATACACCAAAAGTGATACACGCTGTTGGGTCGTTGTGCGCCTTCTCAGTGAATGCACAGTCATAGCTTTGCAAGATGAACTCAAACTTGGGCAGAGGCATTGGATCTCCCTGCGAGTTGTAGGCAGGGAATAGTTTGAACCACTTGCGCTTGACGATGCCTGTTAGCTCAGGGTCTAAGATCTCAGCCAACACCTCCTGTCGATACAGTGCAGACTCAGGGTCGTACTGCTCGATCTGCTTGCGAAAGTTTGCTGATAGGTTGTCAATGTTGGCGTAGGTGGATGCTGTGGTCAGGGCTACATCACTCCCGTTTCTACCTACCAGATCAACAATCAGATCTTTGGGCTTGGGCGTTGTCGTACATACAACTTGGGTCTTGTCTCCCAAACGAATGGAGAAGCTGAGCAGATCCCAGGCTTCCTGTAGATAATCCCACGCCGCCAACTCATCTAGCCAACCTCCGTGGAACTGTGGCCCCCTGAAGCGCTCAGGCTCCGATGCGGGTATGCCTTTGATGATTGAGCCGTTGATCAGGGTAATCTCGTTATCGTCCTTCAGGTGCTTCTTAATCAAGATCTGAGGTATGACGTTGGTCAGTCCTGAGTCACCCATAAAGCACACATCCTTCAAGTCTGAGTGTGTTGGCGCTCCAACTAGCCACCGAGTCTTGGGATTAGTCCAAGCCTTCCAGAACGTCCACTCTGCCGCAAGCCTGGTCTTACCTGCGCCCCGTCCACCGAGCACCATCCAAATAGACCAGTCCCAACTCGGGGGAACCTGGTGATCATGGGCAATACTCAGCCACTTGATCCTTGCGGCGTAAGCCATCTGCTCTTCAGGTGGAAGTACAGCGAAGTGAGCCTTCACCTCGGGGTCGGTCAATATCTCTATGACCTCATCAAGATCCTGCATTCGATGCCTGTTTTTTAAGGGTCAAATGCTCAACCACTGTATCCATTGCGCTCTTGGCTGTAACGACAATCTCGCTTTGCAGTGGGTTTTCCTTATCCCCTGCAATCGTTGTCCTATCCCCATACTTCTTAGGCTTGAGCTTCATAGCCGTCCATTTACGGGCATCTATGCGGTTTCTTTGCCATTGGATGTAGGAGTTGCTCAGTTCCATCCTGATTAGCTCACCAGTCCTGCGGTCAATCACTGGCTCTGTATCTGGGGTTTCGTCAGCTATTTGGAGGATCTCATCAGCAATGGTGTCGGCTTGATCTTCCCGTGCACGTGCGTATTGCTCAGCAAACTCTGGATGAACAATCAACCACTCATAGATCGTAGCCTGACTTGGGAACTTTCCTATCTTCTCATCCGCCTTCAGGATTTGTCTAACACTCATACCATTACTGATGAGGGTACAGATCTCTGCCGCTATTTGGGGCGTATATTTTGTTGGGCGTCCACCCTTGTTCTTGGGCTTTTCGGTTACGTTATCCATATTATTCCAATGTCGAACCAAGTTAATGCCTGTATTGTATATCAGGCGTTCTGGATTCGTCTATCCATGCGCCTTATCGTGGCTTTGTGCTGATCGTTCTCTATCTTCAGCGCTCTTACCTGGTTGTCCAAGTACTTCATCCTGGCGCTTACATAGTCCAGATAGTCATTCATCTGTTGGAAGTCGGATTCAGTCTTTTGGGGATCGTCCATTAACTTCTTTGTGGCTGTTGTTTTCTTTGTTGCCATCATTAACTCCTAGTTAGGGTTGGTGGTCGGTGGGGTATCTGGTCAATGCTTGAGTTGCATATGACTTGCCCATCCTCCGTTTACTTTCCTTTCCACCAACAAGAATGAGGACTGCGATCCCAACATCATCCGAAATGCCTTCCAGACATATAGTCTACGGGACTTGAATAGTAGACTTTCGTTGCAATCCTCATACTTGTTAGCTGTTGGCGGTATTAAGGATACTCATTTAATGCCACAGACCTTCAGCTTGGACACCAACAAATAAGAAGACTAGATCATTGTCACCTTGTGCACAGGCTCCTCCCCAATCTTCTTACTTGTTGTCAGGCACTTGTGCGCCTGATCCTTATCCCAACTCTCTCCACAGTCTGTACACCTGTAGATCACACCCTCTGTTACTTTAGTTACCCCTCTCTCTAAGTAGCGGCCTAGGAAGGTTCTGATCTTCTCTACGGGCATACAATTCTCTGTAAGTAATTATAGCTACATTCCATAACCCGATGCCAACTAGCATTCCAAACACAAATATCCAGACTTCAGTCATAGTCATATCCAGTTACCAAGCAAAGGATAAAGTCAATTATCAGCAATATTGCCATGATGGGCAATACAGTCATCGCTAAATTAAACAGCAGATCCCGCATCAAGTGTCTCCTTGAGGTTATCTACCAACTGCTGATTAGCTACCCAGTAAAGGATAGGCATCTGAGCATTTGGCATATAGAATTTTACCACGACTGAGTCACTAATGAGTAAATTTTGAAAGCCTTTTGCACCTTCTTCCGTCTCGAATATCCCGCCAATCATTGCTATATCTTTCATGTGTTCTTATCCTTAGTTGGCTCTAATGTTTTTGCAAGATATGCTTCTGTTTTTTGTTTTGTTTTTTTCATATGTACAAGCATCTTTTCAACATCTTCAATTGAATATAAAACTTCAGGTATATGAAACCGTGCCATGTCATACGTTTTATATTCATACCCATCTTCTTTTTTTATTTTCATGTGTTCTACTTCAGTTGTTTTTTAATCCACTCATCCAACTTCTCATGCAAC